CGTGAAACTGGCAAGCAAACTGCGCTTTGTGGTGAGCGACTCGGCCGGGGTGAGCGAGGAAGAACTGGCGGACTTCAGCCGGGACATCGTGCATGTGGTGGGGCGGCTGAACAGCGACACCTTTATGCCGCTGCAGACCAGCGTGCTGAGCGGCAACTGCATCACCTACCGGGACGACAGGGTGAACGAGCTGAAGGAGGTCAGCGGCAACCGGGACGTGAGCCAGGGCGGCACTACCAGCGGCCTGACCGCGGCCAGCGCCATTGCGGCCCTGCAGGAAGCGGGCAGCAAGCTGAGCCGGGACATGCTGAAAAGCGCGTACCGCTCCTTTGCGAAGGAGTGTTACCTGATCATTGAGCTGATGCGCCAGTTCTACGACGAGCAGCGGGTGTTCCGCATTACCGGAGAGACGGGGCAGACCGAGTACACCCCCTTCAGCGCGGCGCAGCTGCGGGCCGTGCCGGGCGGCGAGATCGGCGGGGTGCGGCTGGGCGACCATGAGCCGGTGTTTGACATCACGGTGAGCGCGGCCAAGAAGAGCACCTTCAGCCGTCTTTCTCAGAACGAGACGGCGAAAGAGTGCTACCAGATGGGCTTCTTTGCGCCTGCCAACGCCGACGCGGCCCTGGCGGCGCTGGACATGATGGACTTTGAAGGCATTGAGAAGGTGCGCCAGCGGGTGAGTGAGAACGGCACGCTGTACACCCAGCTCCAGCAGATGGCACAGCAGCTGCAGAAGATGGCAGCCATCATCGACCAGCAGAACGGCACCAACGTGAGCGAGGCGGCAGGAGCGGCAGCGCAGGCGGCGGGCAGCACGGGTGGCGGCAGCGGCAGTAGCAATGTGACCCGCAGCACCACCAACAGCCTGGGCGCTGCGGTGGGCGAAGGGAACAACAGTCTCTCGACACAGGCGGCCAAGCGGGCCATGGATGCGAACAACCCGAACAAGGAATGACCCTCTCAGTGCGCAGTCCGGCCGGGGCCGGAGCTGCTTGCAGCTCTCCCGAAGGGCGAGCTCTGCTTAGAGGAATGATTTTGAAAATTGAAGCGGGAGGAAACGATGATCAGAGCGACAGTTGCAAGAACGGTGTGGAACAGTGGTGTGACCGGCTACGAGGTAAAGGCCGAGGGCCACGCCGGTGCGGGCGAGTACGGGCGGGACATTGTGTGTGCTGCGGTGAGCGTGCTGCTGCAGACGCTGGCCAACGAGGTGACGGAAGCAGCCCGGGCGGGCCTGCTGGCCGTGGGCGTTGTGGCCCATGGCGACGGCTGGATGAAGGTGGAAATGACCCCCACCGACCAGACGCAGGACATGGCGGACGCCTGGGTGGAGCTGGTGCAGGACGGCATTGACGCCCTGGCCGAGAGCTACCCGGAGAACGTGGAACTGGAGGTGCACTATGTGTATGCCGATACCAAGGAACCGGAACCTGACAAGCTGGCGGACATGGTGAGCGGCAAGATGAACCTGCAGTATTTCGCAGAAGGCGGAGACGGCGGCGCAGGGGCTGCAGAGGGCGGTGCGGCGGAAGCGGCCGCCCCGGCGGTGCAGGAGCCTGCCCTGCGGCCGGCACAGGAGCGGCTGGCACGGCGCAGCGGGGCGCTGAAGGGGAAGGCGGCAGGCGGGGAGAAACTCCCCCAGCCGCCTGCGGGCGGCAGCCCCCTCAAGGAGGGGGCCTCTGGCAGTGAGAGTGACCCGGCGGAAGCGGAGAAGCACCAGGAACCTGCCAAGGAGCCCAAGGCCGAAAAGACCCCGGAGGAGCGCCGGAGAGCCTTTGGCGAGATGGTGCAGGGCGAATACAGCGACGTGTTCCAGGAGATGATGCAGCGGGCCATTGATAAGGCCACGGAGAACATCCGGCAGAATCCGCAGGTGGCGCGGCTGACCCAGGCACTGGCCAATGCCTACGGCGTGGACACCGATGACATGGACGGCCTGATCGAGGCGGTGGAGAACGGCCGCGTGAAGGACGAGAAATATTACGAGGACCTGGCCCAGCAGCGGGGTGTGAGCGTGAAAACGGCCCGGGAGCTGGACAAGATGGAGAGCGACCTGAAGCGCAGCAACACCCGCAACGCGCAGCTGCAGGCCATGCAGCAGGAAGCGACCCGCCAGCAGCGGGTGAGCCAGATCCAGGCACAGTGGGAGGCCCAGGCCGCCCAGCTGAAGACCCAGTACCCGGATTTTGAGCTGCAGGAGGTGCTGGCCAACGAGCAGGTGGCCGACCTGATGCGCCGGGGCGTGAGCCTGCCGGACGCTTACCGGGCCGCCTACTTTGACCACATCATGCAGCAGGCCACGGCCCAGACCGCCCAGAAGGTGGAGCAGGGCGTGGCGGCGCGCATCCAGCAGAGGGCCAGCAGACCCGGCGAGAACGGCACCCGGCCCGGCGGCGCGGTGACCACCCATGTGGACGTGGCCAGCATGAGCCGCCGCCAGCTGGAGGACCTGGAACGCAGGGCACGCCGGGGCGAGAAGATCACACTGTAAGACTTCCCACACGAGGGTGTGAGAACATAAACCTTTGAAGGAGGACCAAACCATGAAATGGAAGAAGTTGAACCTGCAGCTGTTTGCGGATGCGCACGAGCAGCTGCAGAACACCACCGGCAGCTCCGGCATGAGCGCCGAGATGAAGACCTTTTACGAGCGCCGCCTCATCGACCAGGCGCTGCCGGCGCTGGTGCATGACCAGTTCGGCGACAGCTACCCGATCCCGGCCAACAACGGCAAGACCATCGAGTTCCGCAAGTATGACGCGCTGCCCAAGGCCACCACGCCCCTGACCGAGGGCGTGACCCCGGAAGGCCAGGCCCTGACCGTGACCACGGTGACCGCTGAGGTGCACCAGTACGGCGGCTGGGTGCCCCTGACCGATATGGTGCAGATGACCACCATTGACAACAACGTGGTGCAGGCCACCAGCGTACTGGCCAGCCAGTCCGGCCGCACCATGGACACTATTGTCCGGGACATCCTGTGCGGCGGCACCAACGTGATCTACGCCCCCAAGATCGGCACGGGCGGTGCAGAGACCCCGGTGACCAGCCGTGCAGGCCTGGACGCCACCGCTCAGCTGACGGTGGACCTGATCGACCAGGCGGTGGCCCAGCTGAAGGTGCAGAACGCAGACCCCATCGGCTCTGCTGGCGGCAGCTATGTGGCCATCATCCACCCCTATGCGGCCTACGACATCAAGAAGGACCCCAACTGGGTGGAGGCCCACAAGTACGCCAGCCCTGAGGAGATCTTTGAGGGCGAGATCGGCAAGATCAACAACGTGCGGTTTGTGGAGACCAGCGAGGCCAAGATCTGGACCGGCACCGGCTGCCCCTCGGGCCTTGCGGTGTTTGGAACCCTGGTGCTGGGTGCCCACGCCTACGCCACCACCGAGCTGGAAGGCGGCGGCCTGCAGCACATTGTGAAGCAGCTGGGCTACGGCGACGACCCGCTGAACCAGCGCGCCTCTGTGGGCTGGAAGGCCGTGAAGACCGCCGAGCGTCTGAGCGAGCAGTATATGGTGCGCATTGAGAGCTGCAGCGCCCGCTACAGCGCCAAGGCGAAGGCAAACTGAGGAACGGAGGATGAACACAAAATGGCAGTGAAGAAAGAAACCGCCCAGCAGGCTGCAGAAGCAGCCACCCAGGACACCAAGGACGTGCAGGCGGAGAAGCCCGCCACCGAGGTGATCCACCTGTTCAAGGACAACGGCCGCTACTCCAGCGCCCGCTTTGTGAGTGTGAACGGCGAGGCGTACCTGATCCAGCGTGGTGTGGACGTGGAGGTGCCTGCGGCAGTGGCCGAAGTGCTGCGCCACAGTGAAGAGATGGACAATGCGGCCAACGCGAAGATCGAGGCGGCCCAGGCGGCGGCGCAGAACGTGCCGGCACTGCAGAAGCTGTAACCCTCTCACCGGCCCCGTCCGCCAATGGCGGCGCGGATGCCGGAGCTCCCCCGAAAGGGGAGCCACGAATCAAAGAAGAATACACCCGGTACGGCAGGCACTTGCTGTGCCGGGTGTTTTTGCTAAGGAGGAAAGCCGATGACGGCAGGAAAGGCTTTGGAACTGGCCGACCAGATGCGGCCGAACAACGACTTTAGGGACGAGATGAAGCAGATGTGGCTGCGCCAGTGCGACGCGCGGCTGCGGCAGACGGTGGTG